GAAAAACCGGATCACATTGGCCGGGACCACGATCTCCTGCGTGACTTTGTCCTTTTCAAACGGGTACTGGGTCTCGGTGTTCCAGTGCCAGCCCTCGGTCTGGCCTTGCTTGTGGAACTCCAGGATGGTCCGCTCAGCCACCCGGGCGTCTTGGATTTGCTGGTTGTCGAGCTGATCAACAGGCTGCTCGCCAATCGACTCCAGCAGAACGTTCACTGCCTCCAGCAGGGTGGTCCTGCCCGGTGTCTTGCCTTGGTTTGACAGGCCCATCCCTAGCGCTACGGGGGTGTGGACCAATGGTAGATGCCACAAAAAAAGGGGCCAGCCGTGGCTGACCCCGAACATTCCAGAACCAGTCTGGATCAGGCGGTGACAATCGCGCAGGCAGATTCGGCACGGAGAATCCCCATGCCCAGGGCCTGACGTGCCACAAGAAGATCTGATTGGTATTGCACCCGGAACTCAGGGCCGGTCATCTGCAGAGAGGGGCTCAGCAGAGTCAGCACACCCACGGCTTCACGGTTGAAGATCAGACCGTGGCACTTGCTCAGATCCTGGGCGTAATCAGCGTTGTAATCGCCAGCCACCAGGGTGTAAGCAGGCTGCTGCACATGGTTGCTGGAGTAGACGGGAATGCCCGCCACACGCAGCGTCCGGCCTTCAGCAATGGTGCCGTTGGAACCATTGCCACCGTTGAAGTCGGTGTTGATGGCCCTCGAACTCATCGTAATGGCATAAAAATCTTCTGGTGTAAAGACTGCATACATGCCGTCGATGGACACGTCCTTCTTCTCAAACGCAATGCGCGCATCGAAGATGGCCTCGACAAGAGCGTCACCCTTAGCCTGGCGAGTAGCCCCAGCGCCGGTATAGCCGGTACCCAGGGTGATGGTCTTACCCACGCGACCGCGGTTGTCAGCCGGGCCGGCAGGCTTAGCAGCACCAGTCTTGGCCAGGGGCTCGGTGGTGTTGCTGGCAGCCGCAAAAATCATGCGGGCAACACGCTTGTCGTACTCATAGGCAAGAGCACGACCCAGCTCGGTGGTGTAGACCTGCCGAACATCGAAATAGGTCATCAGCTCATCGAGCTGATAGATCGCCGCGTCGGCAATCATCAGAGCATCGAGAGAGATCACCCGCTCGTTCAGGTCAGAAGGATCATTACCTTCGCCAAGAATCGGGGTGCCGGGCTTGTGATAGCGCGCCGCCATTTTGCCCGTGATGGGGAAGGCAACGCTCTTGCCACCGCGGATGTTCCGCTCGCGGGTTTTGCCCTTGAACAGACAGGCGGTCATGAATGCATCAAGCACTTCGGCAGAGCCGAGCTTGAGCATCAGGGCGCGGTCTTTATCAAGACCAGCGGCACCAGGACCCCAAGTTGCGGCATCGCCTTTTATCTGGCCAAGCCGGTTCAGGGCCACATCAGGAGGAGTAGCCATTGTTTTTCAGCTAGAGGAAATTGGTTGATAGACCGCTCATCCCTTCACTGCCGCGGGTTGTCCTCCTCAAAGGGCCCACCGTCCGGTTGCGTTCTGATCAAAAACTATCAGAACACATCAGACCTAGCCAGAAGATCCTGCACCTTCTGGCGGTAGGCATCATCAACGTCATAAATGCGTTGACCACGCTCATTGCGCTTGTTCATTGCATCCAGCACCTGTTGCTGGCTCTCAAAACGATCTGAAGCAGGAGCTGTTCCACCCCCGTACAGCTTTGGCTCAACCACTGCATCAGGTGCTGAACGCCTAGCAGCAATGGCTTTCACGGCCCACTCGATGGCGTCACGGTTGCCGCTATCCACCACAGCGTTGTACTTAGCCAGCTCATCAGCCTGCAGGTTGGCCGCGGCCCACTGGCTCAACTCAGCAAAGCCCTCCTCCCCGCCAACCAGACCCTTGATGGCCGCGGCATCCGAGTCTGTGAGAGCAGTGGCTTGAGGTGCTGCAACTTGCGCTTTGGAGACATAGTTCTCCACCACCTGCCGGGGGACGTTGAAGGTCTCGGCCAGGATGTCGTAATGCTCGCTGATGTCCTGGCCCTGGTCAGCCTTGAACATCACATCAGCCAGATCCAAGCCCTTGCTGGCCAAGGCTTCAACAGCTTCCTGGCCATAGACCTGGACAGCTTGCTCAGCCGTGTAACCCTGGGTCTGAGGCGATGCTTCATCGGAGAGACCCGCCGGGTCAGGCTTGCTCCCCTGGCCCAGCTTTCTTTCCAGTTCCTGGTACGCCTTGGCCAAGTCCTCTTGGGACTTGAACTTACCCAGCAGCAGCTCAGGCTCTTGGGTTTCCTGCTCCCGGACGAACTCCTCAAGGATGTTCTCCTGCCCAGGAGCGACCATTCCTTCAACACTGCCTTCTGGAATCGTCAGTTGCGGACTGGTGTCCGGCGAGACGGTGCCAGTGGGACTCATTGGTGATGCGGTCATGCAGGTTGTTGTTCAGGGGGTTGTTCAGCTGCCATTTGCATTTCCTGCGAAGTAGCAGCTGCGGTAGCCAGCTTCTGTGGATCAGCCATTGGCGAACCCATCATCTGCTGTGCCATGGCCATCTGTTGCTGTTGTTGTGCTTCAGCGGCCAATTCCTCTTCAGATTTAACCAGCCCCAGGATGTCAATGCCCATCGAATAAGCCAATCGCTTGATTAGCTCTGGTGGTTTGACGTATTGAGCCAAGGCTTCAGGGCCCATGGTCTGCCCCAAGGTGGTCGTAAAACGGACCAGCTGTTCAAGGTCATTGCCGCGGCCCACAGCAGCCAGGCCAACGGTCATCACTGGCTTGACCAGATCCTTTGGCAATTTGGGCACCTTGCCTGCACGAGTCAGGATGTCCAGCTTGCGTGCCACGTATGGCACCTGGAACTCAGAGGTCAAGATGCTGTAGATCGAACCCAGGCTGTTCTCGATTTGGAGCGCCTGAAGCCGAACCTCCTCGGCAGTAGTGCGCTCAGAATCACGCACATCCGCCAGCATGAAAGCCTGGCTGAGCCGAGCTTCAATTTGCTGTTTGCCTTGCATTGCGACAGCAAGGTCAGTGCTCTTCTGAACTTGAAGCGCCAACACATCATTTGGATCGCCTGTGACAAAGGAACCATTCGGCGCCTTAGCCAGATCCGCAGCCTTAGTGACACCACTGGGTTTGACCAAAAACAGCACCTTGCTGCTGGCCAATGAGCCCTCAGCAATGGCCTGACAAAGTGCTTCAACGGTCTGCAGATCAGCGATCGCGGCTGCTTCCACATAGCCCACGCCATACGGCTGTCCATCAACCCGTGTCATGCGCAATGGCAGCCAAGGGCTCAAATCAATCGGCGCCCGGCCCTCAGAGCCTGGAATCTTCTTGCCTTTGACCTCCTGGTACCAGTGGACGGTCTTTTCCTTCCACTCGATGTAGGTGTAAATCCGAACGGTGCGGCTGTCATCCTTCCGCTCAATCGGTTCGCGGTCATCAATGATCCCTTTGAGCTGATCGTCCTCGCTCTTGAGCAGGTCTTGCACCTTCTGGGGCAAGGTATGAACGGCTAACTCCTCGCACACCACGACCTCAGTGGGGTTACCCATCGGATCACGGGTGCAGACATAGCGATTGAGGTGATAAACCCTCAGACCCTCTGAACCGACGTAAAGCAAGGCATTGCCACTGACGATCAGATGCAATAACGCCTCGTGGAAGACGACGCGGTCATTGCTGGCTTCAATTTCCCGCAGCACCAAGCGCTCAATCTTGCTAAGCGCCTCCTCAAAGCTGGTTTTTTGCTCTGGTGGGACACCTTCCTTGGCTAAGGTCGCCTCATCTAGCGAGAAGCGGAAAAACTGCTGCGTAGGGGGCAGCAATGCAAGCAGCATCCGGCTAGCAAGGTTCAATACCCCCCTAGCGCCAATGCCATTCCATGGAACGGGGTACGTCTCCTTGTTATTAGGCGTGGGTTCGTTGCTGACAGGGATCAGGTACGGGATGGTCAGCCGCGCTGAAACCCGAGCACGATCGAGGTAGTAATTGCGGTCGCCTTCCAGCGAGCGATAGCGGGCTTC